GTCACACTCCCCGCGTGGGTATTGACGACATTTCGACAGGGTGCCTGGGGCGCATGGGGTCGCCTTCCCTCAAGCTAGAGACCGCTACTAGGCGCATTCTTCGATGCCAGCTGATCGGCTATGGGCGCTTGGGCATGTGCGGATCTAGCTTGCCTCACGTTAGCTAGTGCTCACCCGCGGCCATGCGATCGATGGGACTGAGGGTGCGTGGAGGCGTGCCCCCCTCAGTTCTCCCCCCATAAAAATTATCGTGTTTTTGGTTTGTTATTTAGTTATGGTGTTATGATTGTTTCTCTTTAACTAGGAGTGAATGTAATGATTAAGGTAGAGAGTGGTGTTGCTATGCCTGAGGAGCGTGGGTTTAAGAGGGTGAAGGTTGAGTATCCGTATGGTGAGATGAATGTTGGTGATAGTTTTATGGTTGATGGTGACGGGAAGAATTTACTGGCTACGGTATGTAATAGGAATGGTGCTGCTGGTAAGAAGATGGGGAAGAGGTTTACGGCTAGGAAGGTGGAGGGTGGGGTGAGGGTATGGCGGGTAGAGTGATTGGATGTAGTTGTTGCAGGTGGAGTGGGATGGTGGAGGAGGATTTATATTGTTATTTATGGCAGAAGTGGTGTTTTAGGAAGTGTAGTAAGTATGAGAGGGAGCCTGGGGCTGACGATGGTGGATCAGAAGTTTGTGGTGAATGAGTTATTGAGGTATTACGCTTCTGCCAAGCATGATGTTGTTTATTGCGATGAATGTTTAAGGTTATGGCGGGAGAGGAGTAGGGATGTTGGGGATAGTTGGAGTGGTGCTTACCGTGAGGTATTGAGGCGATTGGGGGATATGGGATGAGGACGTTGGATTTGGGATGTGGTGATAGTCCTCGTAATCCGTTTGAGGTGGAGGAGGTATGGGGTATTGACATACGGGAGATAGATAGGCCGAACGTGAAGAAGGCTGATCTTGTTCTGGATGCAATACCTTTTACTGGTGATTACTTTGATTATGTGACTGCCTATGATTTTCTTGAACACATACCCAGGTTGATTTATTACGGTACCAAGCAGAATCCGTTTATTGAGGTGATGAATGAGATTTACAGGGTTCTGAAGGTGGGTGGGGTGTTTTTGAGTGTTACTCCTCATTATCCGTATCCAGAGGTATTTAGAGACCCAACGCATGTGAACATCATTACGGATGAGACATTCCCTTTGTATTTTGATGATGTGAATATGTGGGCCAGGAATTATGGGTTTAAGGGTAAGTTCAAGATATTGAGTCAGGGAAGGCAGCCTCCGCATTTGATTACGCATATGCAGAAGGTGGGGTGATGAAGGCTGAGATACATACGCTGGTTTGGCCTAATGTGGACAATCGGATTACTGAGGGTCATGTAGCGGTCACGCGGTGGTTTGGTTTGCCGGTGACGTACAGCTTTCAGCAGTTTCCGCATGGGTTGTGGATGGATTCCGTCATGGAACAGGCTACGACTGATGTGGTGGGGTTCTTTGATGCTGACTGTGTTCCTACCAACGTTGAGATTGTCGAGCAGTCGATTGATTACGCTGCAAAGCACAATACGTTTGTGGGTATTGCCCAGGCTAGTAACCACATTGGGCTTAAGGCGCATGTATTTGCGGCTCCGGCTTTTTTCTTCATCAGTAAGCAATGCTGGCTGGATTTGGGTAAGCCCACGTTTTCGGAGACACAGGATTCAGACGTAGCCGAGAACGTGGCTTATTGCGCCATCATCAAGGGCAAGCGTTACCGGGCGCTATACCCTACCCACTTCGAGAGAGAGCCTCTGGAGGGACTCTGGAGGCTTCACAACTACGGCCTGTATGGGATAGGCACCCACTTCAGGGGCGGGGTCTATCATTTGTACCAGGGTCGCTTTCACACCAATGCCGGACTCTTTGCAAAGCGTTGCCGTGAAATCATTGATGGCAGTTTTACTACTGATGGCATGTTTAGTTCATTTATGGACTATGAAGGGAAAATTGTTCCGTGAAAACCGTAGCGGTTATTACCGCCACTACGCTCAGGCCGGAGATTGATAGAACTATCCAGAGCGTTAAGGAACAGACTTACCCTTGCCAGCATTACGTCATTGCAGACGGCAAGCCTTTCCAGACAGACGATCCTTCGATACGGGTTATCAACCTGCCGGTATCTACTGGCGCTAGTGGCTACATGAATGGCGGCATTTGTGCCGCTTCAGCGTTTCTGTGTACCGAAGATTATGTCTGCTGGCTGGATGATGACAACTGGTACGAACCCGACCATGTTGAATCACTCATCAAGACCATTGGCGATGGGCCAGCCGCCTTCAGCCTGAGAAAGCTGGTCAACGTCGATGGCAGTTTCTTCGACTACGACAACTTCGAGAGCGTAGGATATTGGGGCGGCCTGGTAGACGTTAATTGCTACATGCTCAGGAGAGACTTGGCTACCGGCTTCGCCTCCTGCTGGTATCGGCAACATAACGGTTTGATGATCGGTGATCGTGTTATGTTAAATGCCATGAGAGAGCATGGTGTTGACCTTAAATGCTCTGGCAGATACACGGTTAATTACAGGCTAAATCTCAAGCGCGATCTTCGGGCGTATTTCAAGGCTGGGAACAAGATGACTTGGGATACATGGAACGGCAAGTATCCTTGGAGCGAACCCGATGAAGTTCGACCTGAATAGGTTCTATAACTTTTGCTCTCACCTTAAGATCGAGACAAAAGATTGAGACTAAAATAAGGAATGTCTGTTGCAAAAACTTTTGTAGGCATTCCTTGTGGTAAGGGGCATGATGGTCTTCGGTATGAAAGCACCGGCCAGTGTTTTCATTGTTCCCGTGAATGGTATCAACGTAACAAACAGCGCAAAGCTGATGAATATCAGCAGAGAAAAGAGTCCATCAAGGAACGTAAGTCTGAAGTTGCTAGAAAGTATTACCAGCGAAATAGAGAACGACTCCTTGTTCAGCAAAAGAAATATTACGAGCAAAACAAGGCCAAGTGGGTTAACAAAGCCCATAAACGACGTGCAAGGGGATTACCTTCTCATGTCAAGGCAGAAGATCTAAAGCGTTTGACAGATCTTCAACAGAACAAATGCGCTGTATGTCGAATTGATCTGACGAAGCGACATTTAGATCACATTGTTCCGCTTAGCAAAGGTGGTACGCATGAATTCAAAAACCTGCAATTCCTTTGCCAATCTTGCAATTTAAACAAGCACGCAAAAGATCCAATCATTTTCATGCAAAGCAAAGGGTTTCTTTTGTGAGCAAATTTAATTTAGATTCCTTTTATAAATTTTGTTCTCATTTAAAAATAGAGAGCAAAGAAAAAGGTTTAGTCAAGATGGACACCCTGCTAGGCACTCAGACCTATGCAATGGATGAGATTGCCAAGGGACTGGAGGAGGACGTTCATTTCTTCGTCATCCTCAAGGGGCGGCAGCTAGGCGTCACCACCATCAGCCTTGCCCTTGATCTTTACCAGCACTTCGTCAATGGCGGCTTGCAGGGAACGCTGGTAACAGACACCGAGGAGAACCGGGATATGTTCAGGTCTACCTTGGGCATGTACCTGGAGGGACTTCCGAAAGAATGGAAGATTCCCATGATGACCCATAACCGTAACCAGTTGACCCTGAAGAACCGCTCAAGACTGGTCTATCAGGTCGCTGGATTGCGAGCCAAAGGTAGCCTGGGTCGAGGCAAGGCTATTACCTACATGCACGCTACTGAGACTAGCTCTTGGGGCGATGAGGAGGGATTGGCCTCCCTGCTGGCCTCCCTTGCGGAGAATAACCCGCTACGCATGTATATCTTTGAATCGACCGCCCGCGGTTTCAATATGTACCACGACATGTGGAATACGGCTAAACGGGCCAGGACGCAGAGGGCGATCTTCATTGGATGGTGGCGTAACCAGTTCTACGCTGCCAAGCAGGATACTGACGTTTATCGCACCTATTGGGATGGCAAGCTATCCTCGGAAGAACGTGAATGGGTGCGTGAAATCAAGAAGATTTACGGCTATGAAATAAACAGCACACAAATGGCATGGTGGCGCTGGAAGCTCCATGAGGGCATCAAGGACGAGGGACTGATGATGCAAGAGTTCCCGCCAACGGAGGAGTATGCCTTCGTGATGACGGGCACCAGTTTCTTCTCTACGGCCCGTTGTACCGATGCCATGAAGGAAGCCAAGAAAGCCGATTACGAATCCTTCCGGTTTTCCCTTGGTAGCCGCTTTGAAGATACTGAACTTATCAAGTCAACAGAGCGCCTTGCTACCCTCAAGGTATGGGAATACCCAACTCAGAACGGCTATTACGTCATTGGCGCTGACCCTGCCTATGGTTCCTCTGATTGGGCAGACCGCTTCTGTATTCAGGTTTATCGCTGCTATGCCGATGGATTGGATCAGGTAGCCGAGTTTTGTACCCATGAACTCAATACCTTCCAGTTCGCATGGGTAATCTGCTATCTGGCGGGCGTCTACAAGAACAGCACCCTGAACCTTGAAGTGAATGGGCCTGGACAGGCGGTATTGAATGAAATGCGTAACCTCAAGAGACAGGCCGCTTCCATCTATTCCCAAGGCGGTAGCAGTCTCTATGACGTTCTAGGACACATGCAGCACTACCTGTGGCGTCGTAATGACAACATGGGCGGGGTGTCCAATAGCCTTGGATGGGTCACTACCCATAGCTCCAAGGAACGCATGATGAATTACTTCAAAGATTACTTTGAACGCGGAATGCTCAAGGTCTACTCGACTGATCTTCTGGACGAAATGAAGTCGATTGTTCGGGACAACGGCACCATTGCCGCCGCTGGCAGGGGTAAAGATGACCGCGTAATCGGCTCTGCCCTGGCTACAGCCGCATTTGCAGAGCAGCTACAGCCTAGATTGATCCAGAACAGGGTGACAAGAGAGTTCAACAACAAAGACGACTTCAAGACACCCGAGCAAGTGGCCTACGGACGCTCTGTAAGCAACTACCTCAAAGGCATTGGCATCGACGCAGGGAATAAAACCAATGTCTAAGATGTGGGAACCCCTCACGCAACAGGAAATACATCAGCGTGTTCAGAACATGATTGATGGTCAATGGGCATACATGCCTAAAAACCTGTTCTTGAGACTGCTGCCAATGGACTTCAGGGACTTCCACTACATTTTTGACAAGAAATCCCGCAGGATGAGCTTGCTAGAACAACGCAGACTCACTCGAGCCTTGAGATTGATGGAAAACGGGGAAGTAAAAGCCGTCATGACCCGCATGGGTAATGATCTGGAGTTCAGCACAACTCCAAAACCCCGTTTAGGCAAAACAATACGAATTAACTATGACGTTAATAACGGTTTTACATTGAAGCCTACGATTTACAACAAACAATCATATAACTTACCTAAATTGTTGACAAAACCATAAGGGGATGATAAATGGCACGGGTGCTGAAAGACTATAAGTGCGCTGCTCATGGTTTTTTTGAGGCGTTTGAAGCTGTTTGTCCTCATGGATGCGAAACGGTGCAGCAGGTATGGCTGACGCCGCCCGCGATCCAGAGTGCAAAGACCAAGTTCACGGACAGCACCTTGAAGGGACTGGCTTCAGAGTTTGGTATGACAGACCTGAGATCAAATTCCGCTGGAGAAGCTCAGAAATCTGCGCCGGCGCAAAACCCTTTTGCAGTTCAGTGGGGTTCTCCAAACCAACTTGGCAATTTCAACCTGAATTCTATTCGTGGTGAGCAGGTTTCAGGATTGAATGCAGTAAAAGGCAATTCAAATCTACAAGGGCCGAAAACGGCATCGTATATTCAGGATCACGAAAACTTGAAGATTGACAAGTGAGAATCCCGAATGATCCGCTGACGCGCGAGGAGTTTTATAACGACCTCGTTCGCAAGTGCTTGGTAAGCCGCGAGGAGCGCAAGGGCGACTACGAAACCCTACGCTCCTATTACCTGTTCGGTGCGTCTGGTGAGGAAAACCCGGCACCTTTCAACAAGATTTTCCCGCACATTGACCAACTGGTTTCCTTCCTGTACGCAGCGGAAACCACGCGCTTTAGCATCGTCTTGGGCGCTGGCGTTAATGTGTCTGAACACAAGAAGTCGCCCAAGCTCGTCCAGCGTCTTAATGACGAATGGTATTCGAGCAATGCTGACCTCGTTTTTGGCGAGGCTATTAGTTGGGCCATGTGCTACAACAGCACGTTCGTCAAGCTGATCTGGAAGTCGGGCAAGGTTCATCCCTACATGGTCGAGCCTTCCATGATGGGCGTCTTGCGTGAGGATGTTCCGTATCTGGACGACCAAGAGGCTTTCGTTAATACCTACTACATAACGAAATCAGACCTCTGGAGCCGCCTATACAACCATCCCAATCGGGATAGCATCCTCAACCGCATTACTGCCAGCATCAAGGCGCGAGAGGACATTCCAGAGGGCGTCAGCCGCATCGTCATCAGCCAGGTGAACCCAACCATCTACGGGAACACCAACCTCAACCTGTCCGGCTACAACCGCTATAAGCCGCGTGTTGACGAACCGACAGTTGAAATGCGTGAACTGTGGCTGTGGAATGACGAGATAGACGACTATCAATGCGTCACCATTGCAGACCCCGGCGTTGTGATTTACGACCGTCCGGGCGAGCAGATGTTCATGAAAGGCGAGCATCCTTTCATCCAGGTATGCCCGTCCCCGAAATACGACTACTTTTGGGGTATCTCGGAAGTCCAAAGGCTGATCGGCCTTCAGGACATGAGAAACCGCCGGATGAATGAAATCCTTGATCTGCTAGGCAGACAAGTAAAGCCGCCAACGGCGCTGATTGGTTTCACCGGCATCATGGACGAAAAGAATTTTGCCCTGAACCGGGATGGCGGATTGATCGCTACCGACATGCCAAACGCCAAGGTCGAACAGTTTGCCCCTGCTCTGCCTCCCGATCTGTTCCGTGAGATCGGAGAGATTGACGCAATGTTCGCTGAAGTGTCAGGCATTGTCAGCGTATTGCAAGGACGAGGAGAGGCCGGTGTACGTTCCTCTGGACATGCCAGCCAGCTTGCCAAGCTAGGTTCTTCGAGGGCAAAACAACGCGCCTTGAAGATTGAAGATAGTCTGGAAAAGATGGCTACGCTCTACATGAAAATGCTTCAGGCTTATAGCGCCGAGCAACTTGTAGACGAAGAAGGCAACAAGTTCATTCCAGAGCAATTTACGCATGACTACTATGTAAAAGTAGATGCTCACTCTAATAGCCCGATCTTTGTGGATGAGTCCAGGGCATTGGCGTTTAACTTGTTGAAGGTCAAGGCAATTAATCGTGAGCGCTTGATTGACCTTCTTGACCCGCCAATGAAGCAACTCATCAAGGAAGATTTGAAGAAGATCGAACAGGGTGAGGCTATGGCGGCAATGGCGCAACAGGCGCAAGAGCAGCGTAAAGAACAACTGAAAGCGGTCAAATGATGGCAAAGGACATGACTGGCAGCACCGTGGCGACGACTCGTTCGCCCGATCAGCCTCGAGCCAAACTCACTAGCGATGTGAGGAATGAAGGGCCAGGTGCCACGATGAATCGCTTTGCCATCCGTAACACGGCTCCGCAGATGCGTAGCCAACAGCAAAGACGCAGTTACAGGGGATGACTTTTCAGGAGACTGACCATGAAGCGCGGTAAGGCTCGTAAGCACAAGCGGTAAGCCGCTGACAAGGGTAGGGGATGGTTAACACAAGGAGAGGCATCATGGCCCGCAAAGCTCGCCGCGCGAAGCGCAAGTAACTTGGATGTGGGTTGAACCCACCCAAGGGGAGCAAGGGATAATTACAGTTATTCCTTGACTCCCAACTCAAAATACTGTAGATAGCATTCCTGTTAGAAAGCACTCACTAACATGGCTGACCTGAATCCTGCAATGCCAATGCCTATGCCTCCCGGCGCTGCGCCCGGAGATACTGGCGTTGCTCCTGCGATTGGCGGGCCTGACGCGACTGCGCCGATGCCTGGGCCGATGGCTACTCCCGAGCCTAAAGAGGGACTTCGCCAAGCGGCGATGATTAACGTACAACTGGCTATTGATCTTCTCACGCAGTCTTTGCCAGCCCTAGGTGGCACCTCTGAGGAGGGCGGGGCGGTGTTGAACGCGGTCAAGAGCCTTACCAAGAAGTTCGGCAAAACCGAGTCCAAGACCAAGGAACTCATCCCTGCCGAGATCATGCAGTTGATGAAGAACCTTCCGCAAGCTGGTGGTGGCAGTCCTGCTGCCAAGGCGATGATGGGTGGCGCTCCCGCCCTCCCGCCTGGTGGCCCTGTTCCCCCGCCGCCCGGACTTCCCACGCCGCCTACACCCGTTTAGGAGATAAACATGGAACTGTTCAAGCCCAAGGCCGGTGCGCCGCTTAACCCGCTGGCGACCAATCAGCAAAACGGTCAAATCACCAATCAGCCGCGTTATTCGATGATGGGTGGTCTGGACTCTGCCAAGAAGATTGGCACGAAGAACAAAATGAACATCGTCCCGCCGGGCGATGGCAAGAAGGTCATCTAGTAACAAATAGGGGATAACTATGTCGCTTGAGAACATTTCGCCGGATCAGATGCGAGAACTGGCAGAGCTTTCCAAGTCTCTGTCTGAAAATCCTTCTACCCGCGCTCAGTTTCTTCGCCTTACCAAACAAGTAAGGCCGGATGTAGTTATCCCCGAGATTGAGCTTCAAGAGGCTCAGTCAAAAGCTTTTGAAGATCAAAACGCCAAGATTCAAAGTCTCGAAGCCAAGCTCGCTGAAAAAGAGCTTCTTGAGAACTACAACAAGTCTCGCCAATCCCTGCTGAAAAAGGGACTGGTTGAGAGCGAAGATCAGATCGCAGAGGTTGAGAAGGTCATGGTTGAAAAGCGCATTGGCGACCATGAGGCTGCGGCTGAATACTGGCGTTACATGAAACAGGCTGCTGAACCGACTCCTTCCAGCTTTGCCGGCCAGCCTGTGATGAGCAAGTTTGATCTGAAAAACTACTTTAAGAACCCTGTGAATGCAGCGCGTAGTGCTGCGGCAGAGGCGCTTACTGAGCTTCGGAAGAATCCAAAGGTTGTCGGATTCTAGTTTTTAACTAGGGGATTGGTTTAAGGAGAAAGAAATGCCGATTGGCGGCGGGATTATTCCGGCAACCGGATCAACGCAATACACCGAGTTGACCTATGTCACTCGTCGGGCATTTATCCCCAAGATGGTGGTGCAGATTTACAACAGCACCCCTCTCCTGGCGGCTCTGATTGCCAACAGCCAGTCGGCTACTGGTGGTGTTTCGTCGGTCACGGTTCCGGTGCAAGGCGCACAATTTGTCAACGCGCAATGGTCGGATTATTCCGGTTCGTTCACTCAACCGAGCGTTCAGCAAGGCGCGTATAACGCCGAGTTCAACCTCAAGCTGCTGATTGCTCCGGTTCCCTTCCTCGGTATGGAAGGTGCGGTGCAACAAGATCACGCGATCATCCCGCTGATCGAAGCCCGCATGAACGATGCCACGCAGACCATGATGGACGCGATGGCGACTAGCCTCTACACCAACACCACGAACACGCAGCAGTTCATTGGCCTGAATGGTTCGGTGGACGATGGCACGGTGCTTGGCACCTACGGCAACATCAACCGCAGCACCTATAGCTGGTGGCAGTCCAAGGTGTACGCGGCTGGTTCGGTGAACCCGACCCGTCAAAACGTGCTGCAATACATCAGCGGCACGGTCAAGAACGGTGCGGAAGTCCCGACCTTTGGTGTCTGCGGCTTTGGTACCTGGACGCTGCTGGCTCAGGACTACGTTGGTCAAGAGCAGTATGTGATTACTCCGGGTTCCGGGTTTGATGGCGATGCCAATGGCCCGCAAGCGGCGTTCCGTGCGCTGATGGTTGCTGGTGTGCCGATCTACCCCGATCCGTACTGCCCTGAAGGTACTCTGTACCTGCTGAACACGAACTACCTCTCGCTCTACATCCATGAGCAGGCGTCGTTTGCGTTCACCGGGTTTGAGTCCACCCTTGCGAACTGGCAAATTGGCTATGTTGGTGCTGTTCTGATGATCGCGGAACTGGTCAATACCAAGCCTAAGTCCATGACCAAGGTCACGGGCTATAACTCTCTGACTCTGTAAGGGAGATAAAAAATGGCTGATAAGATCATTGTTGCAAATACCGCGAGCAACACGGCTGGCTCTTACTTCCAGCCTGTTGTTCTGAGCAGCGTCGGGGCCGGTAACACGACCCTGATGACTAGCTCGGTTGTGATTCCGGTGGGTGATTACATGACGCCTGGCAATGCCAACGTCACCATCGAAATCAATGCTTATACGGGTACGGCTAATGCCTGGACTACGGTTCTTGGCAACGGCGTCGGCGGCTACATCACCTCGGACGGTTACAACGTCCGTGCGAATGCCACCACCGGCACTCAGTCGATTACCCTGTACGCGATCAACAAGGGCAACGCCGCTTCGCAAACGTACGTTTCGTAATAGGAGTCTAAGATGGCTGACTCTAATTGCGTTGCAAACCAACTGCCAAGCAGCTTTGGAAGCTATGCCGTGGGCTTTGCCCAAGCGGTTAAGCTCTCAAGCACGGGCAACACGGTTGCGAACCTGTCTGTTGTTGGAACTAGCGTCATTTATCGTCGCGTAACGATTGCCAATGCTACTGGCAGCGTTGCTTCGGCTAACGTGGCGATTCTGACCAGCAATGACGGTAACCTGTCGAACGCGATTGGTAATGCTACTCTGCTGACTACGATTAGTGGCTCGACCAAGTATGTTGATCTTGGTCTTGGCTCTAACGTGGGCAACACGGTGTATTCCAATCCTGCGCTGTTCCTTCGTGTTATCACCGCCTCTGGCAACAGCAATACCGTGAATATCACGGTATATGGGGATGTTGTCACGCCGTGAACGTCTTTGTAACCAACAACGGCAAGCAGCTTCTTGAGGACGGCTATGCTGGAAAGCGTTATGTTTTCCAGCCTGGTCGGACGATTGAGATTCCGATGGATGCTGCTGTCCACATTTTTGGTTACGGCAAAGACGATAAGATGCCTTGTTTGATTCGGCTTGGGTGGCTGAGAATGTCAAACGAGGTTGATCTTGCGATGAAGAAACTTGGGGAATTCTCCTTCAGGGAGGCTTCTCCTAAAATTATCCGCGCGTCATCCCCCGTGGATAAGGATGGAGCGGGGGTGAGGCTTAACGGCCAATCCCCCGCGAAATCTTTTCAACAACCGAATACAGCCTCGGTATGATGAAGCATGGCTTCACTTTCGTCGTACATCACGGAAGTCCGGCGACTTCTGCACGATGCCAACGGTAATTTCTATAGCGATTCAGAGCTTACCGATTACATCAACGAAGCCAGGACTCGGCTAGTCAGGGATACGGGGGTTCTCCGTACTCTGCAATCAGTCACGCTACCTCAGAATAGCGAGACTCTTTCTTTTTCGGCATTGCCTAATGGCATCAATACGCTTGATGTTCTGAACATCAATCTGTATTGGGGTAATACGCGCATTCCTCTGCGCTACCTTGCCTGGACGGACTTCAACGCTCAACTGCGCTACTGGCAGAATTATGTGGGACGCCCGGTAGGGTTTTCCATGTACGGCCAGCAGACTATCTACTTCGGGCCGGTTCCAGATCAGGATTACCAGCTAGACGTAGATACGGTGATTATGCCGAATGCTCTGACGAGCAATTCTTCAGTCGAGCAGATTCCTGATCCTTATACGTCGCCTGTCGCGTTTTACGCTGCGTACAAGGCAAAGTTCAAGGAACAGAGTTTTGGCGAGTCTCAGATATTTAAGCAAGAGTATCAAAGGCAAGTTCAGAGTGTCTTGAACAGCACCTTTACTAGACGGATGCCTAATCCGTATCAGATGAACTACTAATGGCTCAAGTTGCTGAACAAGCTAAAAGATACCATGTATCAAAGGATTTCGCGGGTATAAATACCAAGGCGAATCGTACGGCTATCGGCCCTAACGAGTTTGCCTGGATAGAGAACATTCAGCCTATCGGGTATGCAAATGCTCGAGCAGTACCGGCTCAAAGCAATGCCTTGGTGACGCAGGGTGGCGAGACTTTCTACGCTTGCTATTCTGCCAACATCAGCAACACGGATTATGTGTTCCTGTTCAGCACCACAGGCAAGGCTTTCCAAGTAAAGCTGTCCGATTACACCGTAACCACCATTGGTTCTGCCGGGACGTTTGGTACGTCAGGCGCGACGATTGCCCAATGGAAGAATGAGCGGATTGTAATAGCCACCCCAACAAAAGGGATATTTACCTGGGATGGCACCAATCTAGTGTCAATTGGTTCGATCCAGACAATTACGGTAACCAACGGTGGCAGCGGGTATCCTGCAAGCACCACGGTCACGTTAGGCGCTCCCAATCAGACGGGAGGGGTACAGGCTACTGCCTCGCCCACGATCAGCGGTGGCGTGATTACGGGCATCTTGGTTAATGAGGCCGGTTCTGGCTATACAAGTGCTCCTAGCGTCACGATTACCGGCTCTCCTGGCGTAAATGCTTCTGCCACGGCTACCGTGTTCTCTCAGAATGCTTCGTCCATAGCTACTTACAGCGGCAGGACTTGGCTAGGCTATCAGCGAGACTTGTTCTATTCGGCGGTAGAGACTTACAACGATTTTGGTACTGAAACTGCCGGATTTGTAGTCTTTACTGACGAAACGCTGCACAGCAACATTACTGCTTTGCAGTCTGCAAACCAATATCTGTATGTGTTTGGCGTTGACTCTATCAACGTGATTGGTGATGTTCGTCTGACGACTGGTACGCCAGCCGTTACCATTTTCACCAATACGAACGTCAGCGCGTCTATTGGTACGGCGTTCCCTGATTCTATTTTCCCGTACTACCGTTCCATTCTGTTTATGAATCGGTACGGGATGTTTGCCTTGACTGGTGCCACCACGACAAAGATCAGCGATGCGCTGGATGGCATTTTCCCGTATATCGACTTCACGCTGCCGATCAATGGCGGTCAAGGCCTGATTAACAACATTCTGTGTGCTGTTTTTCAGTTCACCTATAACGACCCGTCATCTTCTCCTCGCGTGATACAGGCAGTATTTTTCGAGAAGAAATGGTTTATTACCAGCCAAGGTACGGGATTGGTAACTCTGTGCGGAGCGCCCAAATCCGGCGTTCCTACGGTCTACATTGGTGATGCGACCAAGCTCTACCAGGCTTACGGCAACACATCTGCCAATGTATCGACCACATTCAAGAGCGCCTTGTGGCCCCTGAATGACCCGATCAGAGACAAAGAAGCCCTGAAGTTTGGCGTAGAGGCTACTTTGACTAATGCTGCAACTATCAATGTAACCGTTGATAGTGAAATAGGAAGCTCTCCCGTTTATTCGTTGACCAACATCATTACTTGGTACAACAACTCGGGGGTTGTGATTCCTTGGGTAAATGGTAGTTCTGTGACGATAGATTGGTTGTATAGCGGTGGGTATGCGCTATACAAGTCTGATGCGGAGCAATGGGGTAAGTATTTGGGATTGACGATTACCAGCACTACTCCTGGTTTGACTTACAACACACTTGAGCTTGAACACGAATTGAGAGCGAGGTTCTAAATGGCCGTTCCCTATACTTTTGGTAGTGCTACATCTGCGATTCCGTTGTCGCAGTTGGATAGCAACTTTGCCACAACGATCACGCTTGGCAATACGGCTATTCAGCTTGGAAACACGGTAACTACGCTGAATAACATGACGCTGGCAAATGTGACCGTTTCCAGCGTAGCCAGCGCAATTACTGTGCCCCAGGGAGGAACGGGACAGACGACCCTGACGACTGCTTACGGTGTCCTGTGCGCTGGTACTACG